AAATAATCAGGATTCGCGTCTAAAATTGTTAAATAAATTTTTGCCTTCTCACTATTGTTATCATTCAACTCTGGATGAATTGCTAACACTTTCTGCTTTGCTTCTGTCAGAGTCTTATCTGCTTGCGCCACGGACTGTTGTTGTTTTAGGATACTTTGTGCGTTTTGTATACTCCTAAGATCAACCGCTTTTTTCCAATCCTTTTCAGCTAATGCGTCCCATTCTTCATCTGTCTGAGGAACTCCTGACGGAGCAGGACGTTCTTGTGTCGGCGGTGTTCGTTTTCCTAACTCAGCAATCTGTCGACTTAAATTTCCTACAGATTCCCGTAATTCCTTATTCTCAATTCGCATTGACGCAAATGCTTTGTTTCGATCTTTCTCTTCTCGTTCATGCTTAGCGTCGGCGTCCTCTAAATCAACTTCTATATCTTTATTGTCTTCTTCGTTTTCCTGTTCATTATCCGTTATTTCGATATCGTCTGCTTTTTCATCCGGAATCGGATTTCCATCCTTGTCTTTTTTCATACTTCCTCCACTTAGTATTTGATTGTGGGCGTCTGCGGATCTTCCGCGAAGTTTGCTTCGTAAATCTTTAAAGCTTCTTCAATCCCTACTTGAACACCCTCCAGCAACATTCCAGTGTCTTTATCGCACTTCTGGAGTGCCAAGCGTTGTTCCCTGCGTCTGGTTATTAGCCGCTGCTTGAGCTGGGTTAGCATTTCCTTGAAAACCTTGTTGTCCTGCAGTTGCAGCAGGTTTTCCTTTTGAAGCTGTTTTTCCTCCGGTGTCACCACCATTTTCCGTACCTCCCGTTTTTCCTTGTCCTTGGAACTGCATCAAAAGCATAATTGCATTCTTATGCTCTTCGATATGTTGGGTCAACACTTGTACTGCTTCCCTCGACCAGAGTATGATCTCAGGTGTCTGCAGTACTTCAGAATGAACCAAGATATGCTCCAAGTGATTTTCGTGCGGTTCCGGAGAAATGACCCGTCCTTCTCTTATGATCGTGTTCTCTTCTGTCGGATCATTTGTTTCTTTCTGAATAGGTGGGGGACCTATCCATTCCTTTGGATTTTCTCCGTACGCTTTAAACACATTCGCCGTGGCATGGTAAAGATTTGGTACAGAACCGACTACTAATGGATTTCCTCCCATGACAAATTTGTCATAGAGCACCGTCGCAAGTTCTCGTGTTGTATTGACGTCACCAAACGCGGCGTTCGGTTCAAGATAACAATCCATCTCAGTCATGAACGCTGCCTTAATGTCCTCATTTGAATCAAACACGGGTTCATTATCTTCACCTAAAATTCTCTTCTCTAGTCCTTCCGGCATATTCATATGGCATAAATCAAAAATATGCGTAATTGTTTCTGCGATCCCATCTCGAATATTCATTCCGGGTAAATTAAATCGTGTGTCCGCAGAACTGACGATAGCTTGTGTTCTCGTCGCTGTACCGCTACCACCGACAATTTCGCTCTCTTTACCCATGACATAACTAGACGCTGCAGTCAATCGTTCGATAAATTCTAGTACCAAACGAATCGCCATGATCAAACGTTCGATCGGAACATTCATGTCTGGGAAATAAACATTCTGGGATGGATTAGTTACCGGGTACATGGCGCGAGGTTTAGCAACATGCTCGTCGGGATTATAATCGCTGTTCGGATCATAGAATCCCCACTTCATAATTCCTAAAGTGTTCGCATCTTGCAGTTGTCTAAAGCAAGCGTCAATCTCCTCGGCCAAAGGCTTGACTTGCTCTAGGACGCCAATACCCAATAACTTAAACATTCTATTCATGAAATTTGTTTGCACTATGGGGCGAATTCCTCGACGAGAAATAGCAGAAAGTGGGTATCCCTGCAGATAGATCTCATCTTTAATCGCCACACGCACTACAATTTCTTCCGGGAAGCTATCACCATTTGCGTCATACGGTCCATACCATGTCAGTGTCTCGACGAGCGTGTTACGTCTCTTGGCATTTAGCGACGCGATCTTCTCAGCCTTATCCAGTTCCGATCCGAATTTAGTTATCAGAGTTTTATCGACGGCCGCCTTTAGCTTATCGTCGACATTCTGGACAATGCCTTCACGCTGTTCCTGTTCCAATTCATGATAATAATAATCTTCCAGTTTAATAACTGGTTCTTTTTGAATATCCGTGCATCCGGGTTGAGTTAAAATTTTTGTAAGTGGGATGGTCTTAATGGCAGGTTTCTCGTCGATACTAAGCATACGCGCTTCTAAACTCATAGGTTGCCCCGTGGCTGGGTCAACGACTGGCGCTCCTGTTTCATCTACGACTGACTGTTGTGTAATTTTTTCTAGATCTCTTTTCTTAACGCTCCAATATGGTTCTGTGAATGACGTTCCTAATGATATCGTGCAGCGTGTTAAGTTCAAAACATCTTTACGTATCTTCATCCAATTGACCAACACCCAGCGCATGATCTGATTAACAGCTTGCGTTCGCTTCTTATCAGTAAATTCCACCGGCTTCCATCGTATCGTATCTTCGTTCCACACCGCCGGAAACAACCTCGCTACCAACATCTCGACGATAGACTGTGCAATTTTCAGGGAGCGCCCACACATCCACGCTTCTGGTCGTTCGACGTCTTCGCCTTCATAAAGCTCAATCAGTTTCGCGTACTTCGTGTCGAAGTCAATGCCTTTACCATTTTGATCCGTGCCCCAACTCGTCTGCTGCCTCGCTTCTAGCGCGTTACGGTAATCTTCCATGATAATAGCGACGAGTTCAGACTGTTGTGCCTCGCTTAACTGTAACAACAAAGGATTTTGCTCAACCATATTTGCTGGTTGTTCTACATCTGCAAGTTCTATTGAATCTTTTATGGCACGATTAACCATTTTTTGCTTTCCTCTTTTTACGCGCGGACTGTTGTATTTTATTTCCGTACTTATGCGCCCATTTACGCGCTATTTCTGGCTCGTTAGCCCAAAGGTATCGTCGTTGTTTCTCACTTTTAAAAGGCATTAATAATACGCCATGTCTGAATAATTGGCGCTCCGTCCTACAGCTGCTCGTCTGAATTGTCCTGAAGCCTTCATACGTTTAGCGCCCCATATGGCAATGACTAAGCTGTCGGCCTCATCCGGAGATTTAAGACCACGTTTCTTCATGTCGTCTTTCGTCTCTATTTCAATCTTACCAGTCCTCGGATCAATCTTATACTTAATCGCGCTCAACTGATTTATGAGCAGATCGCTGTTTGGTATAGCGATCTCGTCGCTCCTGAACAATTCACGCGTGTGCCAGTACATCTCGTCACGTATTCCCTTAAAGTGCATCGGATCCGTAGGCTTCTGGCTAAAATTCACTGCTAACACTGGGTATCCAAGCTCCCTCAATCTATCCGTCACGCCCCCACCTACGCCCGTATCGTCCGTGGTTATCTGCAGAAGCTTCGCCCCTGCCGATATCCCTTCCTTCACGACCAACTGTGTAGCGTCCGTAGTGGACTTATTCTGGATAGACTTCTGGAACATCACCCGGTTCGGTATAAACTCTGTCAACACCGTTTTATTTGTCCCGTATCGCGCGACATCGAGCCCTAAGTATATATGGTCGCTAACCTTACAGTTCTCCTTTGACTTCTCCCACCGTGTCACGGCACGACTGCACCAGTTGAGTGGTATGAGCGTGTCCTCACCTTCTAGGGGAAACTCACCCAGAACACGTGACACGAACATAGGAGACCGTTCGCCCCATTCCTCCTTACGTTCGTCGATCCATTTCTGGCTAGTAAGGGCCGGGTATTTATCCGGTTCTTTTATGGCAGGGGAGTCGTAGCACGATATGTGGAACGAGTTCCAGTGTTTATTTTTGAAACATTCAAAGAACGGTCCTGTTGGCGACGTCGGGTTACCTATCAGCAAACATCGGCTATTCTGTTGTGTCAATATACCCTGTGCCGCTTCATAAATCTTTGGGTCAACGCCCGGTGCTTCGTCCATGATCAGGAGCAGATGTTTCGCGTGATGTCCTTGGAATCTATCCGGATCGTCGGTAGACAGACCCATTGCGAACCATTTCTCTTCGATCGCTAGGGAGGTCTTCAGCAGTTTACCGCCGAGTGGAACACGCGAGTTATTGTACAGCGACCATATTTCAGCCCACAGTATCGACTCAACCTGTCTGTTGGTTGGCGCTGTGGTAATGATGCGTGACTGGTCATGCGTGCACAGGAACCACAAGGTTGCTACGGCGGAGATGAATGTTTTACCTACCCCGTGCCCCGATGCCACGCAAGTGTTTGAGTGGTCGCGTATCGACTCAACGATCTGTACCTGTTTATCCCACAGGTTAACGCCCAAGATCTCTTTTGCAAAGAACACCGGATCATCGTACGATTTATTCAGAAGGTAAGCTGCGTCCTCTGGGGACAGTGGTTTCATTCTCTTTCTTCCTCAGCTCTTTCACGATGTCCGTAAAATTATAAAAATTATTCGTCTGCTCGACGACTTTCGGGTCCCATCCGTCGAAGCGCCTATATAACAAATCCGCAGCACGGGTATCTCCCGTCTCTGCGGATTTAAAAAGTGCGTCGTCTATTTTCTGCATACGATACGCGTATTTAGCTCTACGCGCGTCGAGGATGTCTTTCTCTAGGGTCTGGTCATTCTTTAATGCGTCCTTCACGTCGGACAGAATGAACCCGTAGCTCGTACAGAAATGAGCTATTGAATGCTCATCGTTGTCCGGGTTTGTCCTATACAGTATGTACGTGTCCCGGATTGACATAATTTAATTATGTGCTTACGTACATAATTGTCAAGATATATTTTATATTTTAAGAACTCGTGCCGCGCTTGCGTCCCACTATCGTATCTAGGTAAGGATCCTCCAGTGTCTTGTATGACAGTGGCTCGTTACGCGTCAAGCATTCTTGGAAGTAGTCATACTGGCGCCATGCTGTCTCAGCGCTATCCTCTACAACGGTCATATCCGGGGTATCCGTGTCACGTACAAC